TCTCGTCGTAATACTTACTTTTAGAATCTTCCAAAAAATTATAGGCTTCAGCAATCTCGTCTTTCAAAGCGACTTTTTTCTTTCTAATGTCTCGCTCTGATTCCTCATCTTCATCCCAAGCAAAGTTGTCTTCTATTAAAAATCCAACTTCCTCTGAGTCTAAATGAGGTTTAGTCTTTTTGTAGTACTCTCTTAGTATTTCTTCATTATCATACTTAGAGTAGTCTTTATTTAAATCAACATAATCGTTTAAAGTACCACCAGTATCTTCCATAAAACTTAAAAGTTTTTTTATGTTTTCGGGTACTTTTANTNTTGGTTCAGCAGGTTNTTCAACCTTGTCTTTTTTAACAATTTTCTCATCTGTTACTTCATTTATAACAGTTACNTCTTCTTTAGCTTCTACTTTTTCTTCNATCTTTTCTTCAGTTTGCTGAACCTCTGGTTTGGGTACTTCAACTTCTTGAATACTTTCGGNAGGTTCTTCTGTAGGTATACCCANTGCGCTTGGCTCTGTATTGGCATCTTCTTCTTTTTTTGTTAAATCAACTTTAGCTGTTTCTTGCTTTTGTGTTAATTTTTTAGGTTTACTTTTAATTTTAAATTCACCTTGTTGAAGGGTACCGTCAGGAGCCTCCTTTGTTTCTGATTTTTCTTTTGACATAATATAATATAATAGTTAATGTAAAATTACTGAGGTCCAAACTCTTCTAATCCAAATCCACCTAAATTATCGTTACCTGACGATTCAAAGTTTATTGGAGTGCCATCGTTTTTCCTCTGTGAGATCATCTCACTTTGTTGACTTGCTTGAAGCTTAGTTCTATTGTCTTTTCTATCTTCAATTTCTTTTTCTTTAGCAGCTTTGTTACCACTCTGAGCTTTAGCTAACTGCATGTTATAATTAAACTCTTCAGCCATTAACTGCTTTTTAATTTGAGCTTCCATCTGCATTCTTTGTATTTCAAACTGAGACTTACCTTGCTCTAACTGGATAGAAGTTTCTGCTAAAGCTTGTTGCTTTTGCACTTCTGCCATAGCTGTTCTTTCTGCGGTTTCTGATTGAGCCTGTCCTTGAGCAGCAATATTAGCTTGTTGTAATTGTTGATCTTTCTTTTGCTTTTGCTTTCTTCGTTTTTTAAGTAGTTCGTTAGCTAGTTTTAAATTACTAACTTGTCTTATATCTATAGCATCCTCTAAGTCTATTGACTGAGTCTGTAAAGATACTTGAATATTTTGTTCTAACTGAGCTTTATCTTCTTCGTCTGGCTCTAACTCAATAAATATACCAAAATCTCTTAATTGAGAATTCGATGTTTCCATTAACGTTGCAACATTGTAAGTACTTATACTTTGTTCTAAAGCCATTTTAGTTATAGGAAACTGTAAAGCATCATTTACTCTTAAAGATATATTTTCGCAAGTTTTAAGAGTTAAAAACAAACCACCTTGCATGATGTGCCTTGTAGCTACATTTGAATTAGCAGCTGCTAGCTTCTGCAAACCAACTAGTGAGTCAGAGTTAGGCATTGAACCGTCTCTAGCTTCATTAAGACCTGTTACATCTCTTATTAATTGAAGATAATATTGATAAGTAGATATAAGTGATTGTATTTTAGCACCACCTGAACTAGATTGTAATTCTTGAATAGGAACTTTACCGGGATTTCCTGCACCATCCTGAGTCATAGATCTACCTACAATAGAACCCGTTTGGAAATACATATTTAAAGCTTCTGCTGGATTATAGTTTGTTCCATTACCTAAGTCTACCTCAGCTAAACCATCCATGTCTAAATAAACACCATCTGGTACCATTCTAGACATTACCTGCTGCAGTTTTAAGTGTGTTACCTGTATCATATCTGCAAAACCTGTTATACGAGAAACAAGAGATTCAATTCTGCCTTTGTACATTCTCGGAGCAACTATGTTGTAACTCATATTTACTTTTGTAGAGTCTGACTCTGGTCTTGTCATGTTTTCTGAAAGTCCCCACTCAAGCATCATAGGGTGTCCTAAAACTTTTGCACCGCTAAACAATACTTCTATTGTTCTAGCTACTTTAGAAAAACCTTTTGCATCTTCTGGAGCAATAAAAGTATCCATTTTTTCTAAAGCTTTTTCAAGACCGTTAGGGCCTTCTTTTATTTTAAACACTTGATCAACAAAAGTTTTATACTCAAAGAATAATACTTGAACAGTATTATCGTCGTACCTTCCGTTCCAGTCTCTAAGATATTCCTGATTACCTTGGTATTTTTCTAATGTAGAAACCTCTTCTTGTGTTAAGTTTGGAAACTTTTTCTTAACTTCTGGTATTGTTAAGTTTTTAACCTCTCCAACGTACCACAAATCTTGAAAATTAGGATCATCAGTATAAGAGTAAACTATAGAAGCTGGGTCAACATATTCAACAGTTATTCCTTGAGACAAATTAAAAGAAGTTTTAACACATGATATACCTAACACTGTTAAATCGTAGTTTAATCTTTTTCTAACTAAATCATATTTGTTTTTGTCTAAAACATAATCTATTAATTCTTCTTGAGCTGTTTCTATAGATTGCTTATAATTTAATTGCATATGAGCTGGTAGCTCATCTAATGTTTCTGGGGTGTTATCACCTGTTTGACTTAAAGATATATTAACTCCAAACGTATCTTGCACAGCAGCTATATATTCTTTTTGTTCAATATCTTGTATTATTCTCTGTGCGTATTGAGTTCTTTTCTTAAGAGACTCAGGATCTTGAGCCATTGTTTTTACTTCATAACTCCGCTGTGACATACCGTTAACAACTATGTCTACAAATTTAGATATTATAGGCACTGGCTTCCAGTCTAAATTTAAATAGGATAAATCGCCATTTATAGCTAATTCATCTTTATATTTTTGTACAGGTTGCTCGCCTCTAGCATAAAGTTTTAAAGTGTGAAACCATGTATAGTTAGTTTGAAACTTGTATCCAGTTCCTCTAAAGTTTCTAAACCATTCACCCTCTACAGCTCTACCGACTGCTTCCCCATACTCTTGAGTAGCTTTTTCTTCAGCTGGAACTACTTGATCCGGAAAAGTACTATTACTATTAGTGTAAATCTGCATTTATTTATTTATTTTTGATAATGTACCAGAGTTATCGTAAGTTTTAAAATTTAATTTCATATCATTACTCTTTCTAAACGGTACAGGTCTATACTTATTTTTATTGCAAGCCATTATAGCTAAACCAGAACTTATAGAAGCATCATGTTTTGTTCTATTGTTTATGTTAAAAATAGCCCAATCTTCTAATGTTTTTTGAAAATAAACATCTCCATATCCTGTTTCTAATCTACCCACTTTCTCTTCAATATAAGCTTCTATCGCAGCAGCGTGTGCTTGCTTAATATCTTCACTTGAGTTTGGTATTCCACCTATTTCTTTTTCAGTAGTAGATAATTTGTTAAATAATTTATCTGGTCTGTTTATTGAAAAACCTCTATAACCTCTACGTTTAAAATAATATAATAACCTTGGTTTATTATTTTCAGCAAGTATAGGCATGCCGTAAAATATACAAGCCATTAAAACATCTTCAAAAAATATTTCAGCTGTTTGAGGTCTTGATATATATTCTAAAAAGAAATGATTAGGAGGAGAGTCTTCCATTGAAAATTTTGTTAATCCATGAAGTGCTCCTTTAGAGCCGCGACCATCAACAGTACCGCTAATGTCGTAAGAGTCACAGCCAAAAGCTCCAATGTGCTCGTTACCAGGGTATTTAGTTCCATTTCTTAATATAACATTGTTTTGTAAATCTTTATTAGGTATCCAGGTTATATTAAACCTACCTTTACTGTTTGGATTAAACTCAACTTGAGTATCTTTAATTCCATTAATCCATTGAAAGTTACCACAGCTTACAACTTTATTTAAGTTCATCTCTTGATTGTAATCTATTTGCTCATATATTTTTACAAGATTAAACAAGCTATCTTTAGCTTCATCCCTAAAAGCATGAGCTTCTGATCTTGGAAACTGTCTATAATATTCATTTAAACTGTCTTGATCACTTTTTAATCCTTCAACTTCATTTTCCCAGTGCTCGATAACTCCTGTTGTAATTTCAACACCATCAATTCCTTTGACTTTATGTTTGCTTCCAAAGAAGACAGGTAGTCCATGAGTATTGATGAATCCTTCATAGTTCCATTCCATAGGTATGAACAAACTGTAGAGTCCAGAAGATGTTTGTCCGTTTCTATTTCTTTTAGTAATGTCAGAATTATAGTATAGTTTTTTGAAATTGTTTCCACCCTTATCTAAAGCATTTGAAGTTGAGCCCATCATACATTTACCTACAATTTTAGAACCAAGACGTAATGTAGTTTTTGTAACTCTCCAGTTATTTAATATATTATCAGGTCTTTCCCATTTACCACTTTCATCATGAGCTAATATTTTTAGCTTTTCTCCATCATAAGAGTTATCACCTGTGTTTTTCCAGTCAATAGTTGTATCAAGTCCGTCTAGTTCTCTTAGCTGTTCATTCGACTCAAGCTTCCTTCTAGTAAGCTTTGATGCTGGAACACGATATGCCAATTCAGTCTTCGGCCTGTCCATACCATCTTGAATGGGTTTAAAAAAGAACGGGTAGTTGACTGATATAGGCACAACTTTATCTGTAAACATTTTTTTAGCATCTGCTCCTGATTTAGAAAGTATTCCAAATCTTGAATCTGAAGATATTGTTGCTTGGTTAACAAGTTCTGCCGAGGACATAAATGAAAATCCAGATCTTCTGTTTTTAAGATAACACATGCCGTAACATCTATTATCTGCTTTACATGCTTCCCAGAATATATAGAATAATCTATTTGCTTCTCTAAAGTCTGGTGCTCCAACATCAATCTTTGACCATTGCAAGTACATGTAATGAGTGCCAGTAATGTA